GTTCTTCTTCTATTTCTTCTTCTATTTGAGGTGCTTGAACTTCCTCTTGTGTGAATTGACCTAGTTCTGCTTGTTGGTCTATTTCTTCATTTGCTTGTGTAATTTTTTCATCATCTTCAATAACAGATTTAATAATTTCTTTATCAACTTCTTTGTTGAATGTTGGAGATTGGATATTCATAGCTTTTGCCATTTGATAGAATTGTAAGTCAGATGCGTAATCTCTAATATTAAAACTATCAGGATAATTAATTAGTCCATCAAACATAGTATCTTGGAACTCTGCATATAGTTTAAATAATTGTTCTTCAGCAAGTTCTAAGTTGTCAGCTTTTTCAGATAGTCTTGCATTAAGTAATTCAAATTCAGTTTGAAGTGCAATACCAGATGATATTTGTTTTTGTGTAGTTCTAATTGCATCTGTGTGTGCTATTCTGTTTATAGCTTGAACTTTGTTGTTAATTGAATCCATAATAGATTGTAAGTTCTGACCAGAGGGTTGTAATAAATATGGTTTTAAGTTTGGCTCAATTTCTTCTGGCATTTCAATAATAGCACCAGCACCAGCACTTGCATTTACTGATGGAGTTTTAACTAATGATGGGTGGTTAGATAATCTGATTAATTGTTCCATTTCAGAGTATTCATTGTAAATAGCTTTTTGTAGATCGGCAATATCAGTTAAGTCCGATAAACCAATTCCTCTTTTGTGAGATTTAGAATTGTATAAAATAACTGCTGGTATTTTGCCTATCGGGTTATCGACAGTATCTAGTATTTTTGGATTATCTCCAAACTTTTCTATATATACTATTTCGATTTTTTCTGGTGTCCAAATTTTAAAATAAGTACCACCCATTTTATCAACTTCTTCTCTGATTTTTAAATAGTCTAATTCATATTTTCCATTTTGTTGTCTTGTGTAATTCCAATCAAATACATTTTCAGGAGTAATAATTGATAAGTAAGGTCTTATATCTCCCTCTAATTCTTCTGCTCTAGTTCTTGTTTGAACAGGTGGCTTATCTAAAATCATAAATACATGACCATAAATAGACGCATAGTTTTGAGCCTGTTTCATAACACTATTAAAATTGTTTCCGTCTAAGTCAGCATCTTTTAAGAATCGTTCTAAAGTAGGGTCATTTTCTAATTCGCCAAAATCTCTACTAGCTTTAACTCTGAATAAATATGATGAATAAATTTCTACAATGTTTTTACAATGATTGTCTAATGGAGTGTTATTAAGTCTTTGATGAAATTCGTTGTCTAGTTCTAAATTATATCTGTTTAAATATTGACCTACTTGGTAATCATGTCCACCATTATAAGAACGAATATAGAACTCCCAATGAGCATAGTTTTGTTCGTAATCCTTATGAGTGTCTAAAATTTCGTCTCGTGAATATGCCATATTATTTCATTGTCCATCTTATAGGGTTAGAACTTGGCATCTGAGTGACTAATGGTTTTATGTAATCAATCATATAACCCAAAGCATCATTCATATGGTCAAATCCGTCTTCCTTATTCGGAATATTAGTATCTTCCTTATAAGTTTGCCTAGTAAGTCCTTTTATAACAATTTTACACGAATTGGAAACAAAAATATATCTTTTGCCATTAGAGTCTTTTAATTTTGAGTTCACAGCATTGATACGATCTCTTACTGCTGGGTGTCTATGCTTAACTTTAACTTCAAATCCAGCATTTTGTAAAATAGATAAATCAGTTCTTCCACCAGCAGATGTTTTTCTTTGTCTTGATGCTGGGTCGGGATAAATAAATATTTTCATTCTAGTTCCATATCTATCTTTGAGTTCTTGGCACATTTCATCAGTATTAGACCCATAAATAACTACTTCATCTACAATATAAATCTTTTCTTTTTCAATTTGAGCAACACAAGCTGACATTGGCGAGACATTGAAGTCCATTCCAATATGTAAAGGTTTAGTCCAATCTATTTGTCTTTGAACAACAGATTCTACAGGGTGGAAATTGTAATAAATACTTCCAGCATAGTTTTCAAATGTTCCCTCAAATTCTTGTCTAAATGTTCTTTGGTCTAAGTCTTGCTTGGCTTGTTCAACTTCGCTTTTAGCGACCATACCACCATCAATAGTCGTAAATTGAAATGACTCCCATTCCTTATCTTGCTTTCCTTTAAGATACATTTCATAAGACCAGTTACCATAACCTTTAGGAGTTCCACACATTAGTACATGACCTAATCTATCTGATATTGATGCTCTTAATACTTCAAACCATGTTCGCTTATCTATATCTGCAAATTCGTCTAATATTAAAAAATCTAATCCTGTACCTCGAAGTGAATCATAATTATCAGCACCTTTAAGTGAGATTGTACTATTCGATTGTCTAATAGTTATTGTCATTGTAGTTTCGTTAATATCCTCTATCCAATTAAACATATTCAACATTTCTTTAAGTGCTGACCAACAGATGTCTTTAGCCATTTTAAAAGTTGGTGCTACATACCAGATTCTTTGATTAGGTTTAGATGCGTACTTCATCATCTCAGTAACAGCTAGATAAGTCTTTCCAAATCTACGACCTGAAATAAGAACTCTGAATCTTGCTTTTGATGAACTAACTTTAAGTTGGGGTTTTGTTAGAGTTATCTTCATTACAGAAATAAGATATATATAATTGTTCCTTGTTTAAAAGTTCTTCTTGTCTTTTTGCAAATGCGATAGTGAGTTCACTACCAGCAACTACACATTCTGTCCATGTGTTATATGGTGGTTTTACTACAGTTGGGTTATTGCAAAATCCTGTGATTGCTGAGCAGATAGAAAATATTAATAAAGTTTTCATTTATTCTTTCGTTTAGACTTCTTGCCAGTAGCCCAATGTATAAGTTTATAACAAATCCTAACTAAATAGATATAAAATAAATCGTACATTGTTATACTCATAAATTACTTATTACTGTTAATATAGTTATAGACTCTGCCAATAGCTTTATCTATGCCAAACAATTCTCCTTTAATGAACTGTGTATCTTCTTTTAATTCTACCACAGATACTAATACCCAAGTGCATAATCCAAATAATGCAGTACCTATAAATCCTATTATCCATTTAAAATCAATTTTCATTCTGCTACACGACCTTTATTTATACCTTTTTTAATAACATATTTTTGAGTGCCATTAGCACCTGTTTCAACTTCTTTTTTTAAAGACTTAAATAAGTTCATTTCTTTCAGTTTCTTTTGTGCGTTTTTACTGTATTGCTCTAATGTTTTAGTGTCTCTCATTTTTTTTTCTTTTTAGTAGGTTTAACAAATTGTTTATCTACCCAATCAAACCATGAATCTATCCAGCCAAAGAATGTATATAGCCATCTATCAATCATACCTTAAACCCTTTTTTCCATGATTGAACAGCCCAATATGCTGGAGATAAATTCTTTTGTCCTTTTACCTTTGCAAGAATAGGTTTAAATCTTGCCATGAATGACCTCTGCCTTGCTGGAATATTTTTTTTGATGCTCATACCTTTAGCACCAAATCTAACTACTTGAACTCTATCTGTTTTTTTATTCTTAACATAAACACCAAACTTTTTAGACGCACTTGGTGTTCTAAAAGGTTTGTTAAGTGTTACAGTTCTTCCTTTGTATTTAGCCATGTGGCATAAATATCACATAAACCTTAAATAATAAATTAAAATAATGTTGATTCTATTCTTTGTTTAGCAACATCAAAATATTTATTATCTATTTCAATACCAATAAATTTTCTATTAGAATTTTTACAAGCTAATGCTGTAGAACCTATACCCATAAACGGGTCAAGAATAGTATCATTTTCTATACTGCTATTTTCAATTAAAATTTTCATAAGTTCTACTGGTTTTTCAGTATCATGTAAATTTTTACCATCTTTTTTTTGTTTTTTATTAGGAATATCAATAATGTCAGATGTACCACAATTATTAATTTTTTTAGCAGAACCTTTTCTACAAAACAAAATATATTCAAATTGACTCATATAATATGGAGACATAATTTTATTTCCTTTGTTCCAAATCAAACTTTTAATAAAATGAAAACCTATATTTTTGATTGTATTAAGA